CGTTTATGTAATCAACGTTATGAGCCAGTAAGAAATAGAATATTTAGATCTCATCCTTGGAATTGTTTAATCAAGAGAGTTCAATTAGCTCAAGATAGTTCAGCTCCAGTAGTAGAGTTTTCTTATCAATATACGCTACCGTCTGATTGTTTAAGAGTTTTAAAAATACATAATGGAACGACTGATAGTATTGCTTCAGATTTAGAATATAAAATTGAGGGTAGGAAAGTTAAAACAAATGAGGGTACGGTTTATTTAGTTTATATTGCCATTGATACCGATCCAAATAATTACGATGTTTATTTACAAGAAGCGATCTCTCATCAACTAGCCGCTGACTTAGCTTACGCAATTACAAATAATGCAACGCTAGCAAATAATTATATGTCGAGAGCAGATGAAAGATTAAGAGAAGCAAGATTTATTGATGCGACTGAGAACTCTGTCGATACAATAGAAGCAAACGAATTTACTGACGCTCGGTTATAAAAAAAAAGGCGACAAGCCGTCAAACTCATCGCCTTATGTTGCTGTGTATTTAGTGTTTACATTAGTCAGTTATTTTTCCTCCTTTTGTTATTACCGACTAACAATAGGAATTTAATTTTTCAAAATAGATAGTCAAAAAAATATGCCAAGAACAACTGTACCGTTAACTTCTTTCGTCTCAGGAGAATTTTCTCCTAAAATGGATGGTAGAGTAGATTTTCAGAAGTACTCCTCTGCGGTGAAAAAATTAGAAAACTTTTTAATTCATCCGCAAGGTGCAGCTACAAGAAGAGTAGGTACACAATTTATTGCTGAAGTTAAGGATAGTACAAAGAAAACTAGATTAATACCTTTTGAGTTTTCTACTTCACAAACTTATGTTTTAGAGTTTGGTGATCAATACATTAGATTTTATAAAGACAAAGGTCAGATACTTTCTGGCGGATCTGCTTATGAAATTGTTACACCTTATTTAGAAGCTGATTTATTTGATATTAAATTCGCTCAGTCTGCTGATGTGATGTATATCGTTCATCCAAGTTACTCAGTAAGAAAATTAAGTCGTACCGCACACACTAGCTGGACATTAACCGAAGTTGATTTTACTGACGGTCCATACTTAGCAGATAATTTAACTTCAACAACTTTAACACCAGGAGCAACTACTGGCTCGAGTATTTCTTTAACTGCATCTGCAAGTTTATTTGCAAGTACAGATGTTGGAAGATTAGTTAGATTTTCAAATGGTTACGCAAAGATTACAGCTTTTACAGATACTCAAAACGTAACGATAAATATTTTAGATGATTTTGATAACACAACAGCAACGTCTGATTGGAAGTTAGGAGCTTTTTCAGCAACAACTGGTTATCCATCTTGCGTATCATTTTTTGAACAACGATTAGTTTTTGCTGGCACAACAGCTGAACCTCAAACGTTATATTTTTCTAAATCAGGTGATTATGAAAATATGGCATCTGGTACTGCTGCTGATGACGCAATGGTTTATACGATTGCCTCTAACCAGGTTAACGTTATTAGATATTTAAAAACACAACGAACATTAATCGTTGGAACTTCTGGCGGTGAATTTACGGTTTCTGCGGATGGAACAAACGCAGCCGTAACACCGACAAACGTTACTATTAAAAGACAAAGTACCTACGGCTCAGCTAACGTTGATGCGATTGCTGCTGGTAACTCAATCTTATTTTTACAAAAAGCAAAAAGAAAGATTAGAGAATTACAATATAATTTTGATACTGACGGTTATGTTGCACCTGATCTTACAATTTTAAATGATCAAGTAACTACTTCAGGAATTACTGAGCTGGCTTATCAGCAAGAACCTGACAGTATTTTATGGTGTGTTAGAGAAGATGGTCAATTAGCTGGTTTAACTTATCAGCGATCTGAACAAGTAACTGCTTGGCATCGTCATATCTTTGGTGGTTCTTTTGGAAATGGTAATGCTGTTTGTGAAACAGTTGCAACTATTTCAGGAACACTTACAGAAGATGAGCTTTGGGTTATTGTTAAAAGAACAATCAACTCAACAACAAAAAGATATATTGAATGTTTTTCAAGTTTTGACTTTGATGAAACAGACGCAACAGATTTTAAATTTTTAGATAGTCATTTATCTTATTCAGGAGCTGCCACAACAAGCATTTCAGGTTTATCTCATTTAGAGGGTGAAACCGTTTCAATCTTAGCAGATGGTGCTACTCACGCAGACAAAGTTGTTAGTTCAGGAGCTATAACTTTAGATCGATCTTCAACTAAAGTAGTCGTTGGTCTTTCTTATGATAGCATTTTACAAACGATGAGACTTGAGGGTGGAGCTGCTGAGGGTACTTCGCAAGGTAAAACAAAAAGAATTTCAAAAGTAGTTTTAAGATTATTTGAAACAGTTGGTGTTAAGGTTGGACCAAGTTTATCTAATTTAGAGACTGTTCCATTTAGAACAACATCAAGTTTATTAAGTTCTCCAGTTGATACGTTATTAGCTGGTGACAAGACAATAGAGTTTAGAGACGATTACAATTCAGACGGATTTATTTTTATAAAACAAGATCAGCCTTTACCGTGTTCGGTATTAGCAATCTTTCCAACGGTTGTAACTTCTGATGGCTAAAAAAAGTAAACTTGTTCCATTTAAGAAAAATCACGCAGACCAAATTATTAGTTTTGGAATGAATGATAAATTAATGGAGATAGACGCATCTTACGAGGAAGCTCGTATTTGCAATTATTCAAAACCAGGTCAAGCTTTCACAATGTTTTACAATGATAAACCAATCTATGCGTTTGGTATTGTAACTCTTTGGGATGGTGTCGCTGAGGGTTGGGTACTTGCTAATAAAAACATTTTTGAAATAAGATTTATTGCAGCTAAAAACATTTTAGAAGTTACAGAAGCTTTATGCAAAAAATACAAAATTAAAAGATTACAAACTTCAGTCAAAGCAGATTTTAAATTAGGAGTTAGATTTGCTACCTGGCTAGGTTTAGAGATCGAGGGTTTAAAAAGAAAATATGGACCAGATGGTTCAGATTATTATCAATTAGCTAGAATATTTTAATATGAGTTGGATAGGAAACATAGTAGCTGGTGTAGCAGCATTACAGATCGGTAAAGCAAATCAAAATTTATTTAACGCTCAAGCAGCTATGACTAGGTACAAAGCTGAGTTAGATAAAAAGATTTATCAAAACGTTGATCGACCAAGATTAGTTAAAGCTCAGAATGAAAGAAAATCTAATTTAAAAGTTTCTTTATTAAATACTGGTGCTGAAATGAGATTAGGTGAAACGACTGGTTTAGTTTTCCTAGATCAAATGATTGAAGATGCAACAGATTTAGCTATTTCAGATTACACAAATCTAACCGTTGCATACAATAATACTTTTAATCAAAGTTTATTACTTGAAGCTCAAGGTGATATTGAAAGATTTAAAGGTAAACTTACAGCAGCTTCTGAGTTCGCTAAAGCTGGCGGTAAAATGTATGGCAACAAACAAGAAACGGGTTCAATCCTAGGATAGTATGGCACAAATTAAAATTCAAAGATCTCAAGCTCAAGTCGGTGATACAAAAGTTCCAAGTGTTTCAAGTTTAGCATTACCAATAGAATATTCTAAAGTCATTGGAGATACGTTTGGTGAGTTTGGTAAACAAATAGAAAAAGTTAGAAAAGAAAAAAGAGATATTGAAAATCAAAACCGTTTTTATGAATTAGCTGGAGATTTAGACAAACAAGTTACTAACGCATATAGCAAAGCTAGTACCTTAGCTGATTTTGACCAGGCAGAAGCCTTAATGGCTAGAGGATTTGATTATGATTATTCAAAAGAAAATAAACAAGTTCAGAAATTATTTGAAGAACATCTTAATAAACAAAAACTTAAAATCGGACACGATTTATTAGTCGAAGTTAATAAAAATCAAAACGATCAAACAAAAGATTTCTTTAATTCCTGGTTTCAAAAAAATGCTTTAGCTCAAGCATCTAATAATAAAATGGAGAGAGCATCAGCTGAAAATGATTTTGCTATTATTAGTACAAATCCAGCTGCTC